TCCAATCTTGAATAGTGGCGAACTTGTAAGAAATACTTTCTACTATAAATTTGGTTTTGCAAGTTCTTCTTATGATTTCTTGACCCGAAATCAAGTTGATGATACGGAACTGATTGTAAGAAATACAATTCTTACTGGAATCAATACCGTAAATGTTATTGTTCCTGGTCAAAATTACAAAACTAATGATAAGATTAGATTTAACGATCTCAATTCTGGTGGTAGTGGATCTAGTGCTAAAGTCAAAACTTTGGTTGGAAAGGGATTATCTACTTTCTCATATGAGAGATTAGTTGTTCCTAGTGTTGAATTTAGATATGAAAATAGAACAGTTGTTGGTGTTGCTACAACTGCTCATAATATTTCTAGTCACGACTTAGTTATTGTTGGTGGTATTGGAACGGGTGAGTTATCCTTTATTCAAGGCCCACATATCGTATCTGTTTCTTCTGTAACCGCTAGAGTTCAAGAAGATATTGAACCTGTTTCAACCACTGGTATTACAACAACTGTAAAACTTTCACTTACCACTGGTGATGAAAATAATATCGATGTTGATGACATCATCGGTATTGGTACAGAAAGAGTTACTGTTCTTAGTAAAGACTCTATAAGTGGTTTAATTAGAGTTCGTAGAGAAACTGGATTTGCAAAAACTCACTTTGCTGGAGAATCTGCACACGTTGATCAACGTAAGTTTAGTTACTCTGTAGGAATTGACACCACACTCACAACTCCAGAGAATAGAAAAATTGTATTCAATCCAAAGTCCACCATTGGTGTTGGAACACAGGAAGTTGTTAAGACAGTTGTAGGTATTGGCACAACTATTGTAGTAAGGGTCAAGTCAACGGATGGAACTATCTTAAATGATCACCAACTACCTCCATCAGGATCTGTAGCTGATAATTCAATCAGCATTGTTGGACATAGATTCAACACTGGTCAAAAACTCGTCTATAAGGCAGGTCCAACTGGTGCGGCTCTGACAGTATCGAATAATCTTGATCTGAGCGATGACTTCCAGTTAGTTGATGGTCAGTTTGTTTATGCGGTTAACAAAGGATCTGACCTTCTTGGTATTTCTACAACTGTTGCTGGTATTGGAACCACTACAACATCTTTGTATTTCAAAATTCTTGGTGACGGTGAGGAACACTCTTTCCGCGAGACGAACAGAAACTATTTTGGACATATTGAAAGATATGACGTTACGACTAAAACGTCTTCGCCACACACACTAAAATCGTATGACCAAGTAAAAATTGTTCTGTTACCAAAAACGACAATAACTAAGACTGTTGAATATGATGATACATCAAGAAAAACTCTGATTGATGGTTACTATGTCTCTGCAGCCTCTACATTCATCGGTGTTGGTAATACCAATTCTCTGATTACTATTACCGATCATGAATTTGATCCTGGTGATAAAGTTCTATTCGAGGCTGGAACTTCTGTTCCAAGTCCTTTGAAAGACAGAGGAGAATATTTTATTCAGAAGATCAATGATAATCAGTTTAGATTATCAACCAATTACAAAGATGCAACTTCTTTCGGTGGTTCATATATTGGTATTACTACTTTTGGTGCGGGTGTTCATAAAATTTCTTTGATTAACCCACACCTCGTAGTTACTAGAGGTCAAACTGTTGGATTTGCAGTTTCAGACAACTCACTCTCTGGTCTTAGACTTGAGTTTTATGAAGATGAAAACTTTGTAACCAGATTTGAAGGTGTTGGAATTACTACCGAAATCACAAGATCTGGTACACCAGGATCTCCTGGAGCTATTGTCAATCTTAAAGTAAGTGAAAACGTTCCAACTCCTCTTTATTACAAACTTGAAGCAATTGATCTTGATACAATCAATGTTTCCAAGAGAGATACTGCACCCGATGCAACTGTAAATTCTGGATCTAAGATTATTATTGAAAACAGTGTATATTCTGGAACTTTCAGTATTTCTACTACTGGAGTTGATACGTTTAAATATCAAGTTGATAAGAAACCAGAAAGCCCCCTTTATGAGTTTGATTCTGTAGATCTTGGAATCACAACTTTCAGCTATACAACCAATTCCAATACTGCTAGAGGTGGTATTAATGAAATTGATGTTACCTTTGGTGGAATTGGGTATGAAAGGAATCCAGGTGTATCGACCATCATAACTAACGTCGGTGAAAACTCTATTCTTAGACTTTATGATGATTCTGTTGGAAAAGCTGGTGAAACTGAGATGCTCAAGATTGGATATGAGTATCCTTCTGATAAATCTATTCAACCTAGTGTAGATCTTCCAACAATTATTACGGTAAGTAATAACTTCAGTCTTGCTGCTGTTGGTGTGGTTACTGCTGGTAGAAATTACATCTCTGCACCAGATCTGTTCATTCCCGATAGACCAGATGTGGAATTAACGGCTGTCCTGAATGGTACTTCTGTCGGTGAGGTTATTGTTGAAAGAGCTGGTAGAGGATTTAATGAAGTGCCAAATCCACCAAGAATTGTTGCTATTCGTAATTCTAATGGAACAGGTATTACATCTACAAGTTCTAATGGCGTAACAAATACCCTTACTATTGTTCAACCAACAAATGGTTGGAGAGCTGATGGTCAGGACTTCCCATTTGCTGTTGGTGATAGAGTATTTGTTGAAGGTGTTGGTACTGCGGAAACTACTTTTAGTGCTGCAAGAGGTGGATATAATTCTGAATTTTATGATTTCACCTTCTTTACAGTAAATTCTATTGCTCCTACAAGTTCTCAACTTACATATTCTATTGCTGGTTTAGGCACTACTGGTGGTACTTTTGATCCTGATCAATCATCTGGTCGTGTTATTAAGGAATCTGACATTCCGACATTTACAGGACTTCTTAATCCAGAACCATTCTTCTTTGGTGAGAGAGTTACTTATGGTGCAAACGGAAAAGCGTTTGTTCTTGAGAATGAGGGTTACAACCCAGTAACAAATACACTAAGACTGAGATCTACTACTGCAGAAATCAAAGTTGGAGATGTGATCAAAGGATCTCTTTCTGCTGCAGAAGGAACTGTAAGAAATGTAGAAACGTATGAGGATTTCTTTAATACTGGCTTTGGTGCAGAGAGACCAAAAGGTTTCCAAAAAGAAACTGGTAAGTTAAACAATGATTTCCAAAAGTTAATTGATAGTGATTATTATCAGAACTTCTCTTACTCTGTTAAGAGTGAAATTCCAATTGAAACTTGGAAACCCGCTGTAGACAGTATCTTACACCCAACTGGTTATAAAAACTTCTCTGATCTGATTGTACCCTCTGAAAGTACAGCTGGATTCGCAAGAAGTAGAGATATGAAAATTAGTGAATCTACTCCACCAGGTATTGCAAATCTTAGTGTGAGTATTGATAATGAAAAATCATTCTTCACTAGAGACGACTTTGATCTGGCCGGAGAGGAAACTCTGACTGATGGACAGTCTAAATTTATTACTCTTGAGAATAAAAAAATCTCTAGTTTCATCAACGTTATTTCTAATAAGGTTGATTTGATTGATGATATCTCCCCCCAATTCACTGGTATTGGAACTACAACATCTGCTCTTCTTGTTGGACTGACTAGTTTTAGACTTACGTCTAATGGTAGTGCTCTGTTCACAAGACCATTTGATCCGACTAATACTTCTACAATTTCTGTTGGTTCTTCCATATTCAGAATTAACAACCACAACTTCCAAACGGGAGAGAGAATCAAATACGATCCTGGCCAAGTTGGTTATGGAACGGGTAGAATTGACATTGTATCTTCTAATGTCGTTCTTGGTGGTGTCTCTACGGACAAGATGCCTGCTGAGGTATTTGCAATCAAACTGAATAATAACTTCTTCTCTATTGCAGGTCTTCCAACTGCCGCACAAAGAGGAGAAGCCTTAACGTTCAACGGAATCGGTGCAGGGACAAATACAGAACACTCTTTTGATGTTCTTAGACCTGATGACAGAGTTATCATCGAAGTTGATGAAGTTATTCAAAGTCCACTGTTTAGAAGAAAGGTCAATGTTGAATTGGCAGAGGCTGTTGGAGTTGCCTCAACTACAATCAAGTTGGTTGGTGTTACTTCTATCACAGTAAACGATCTTGTAAACATTGACAATGAAATTTTAGAAATCAAAAACGTTGGATTTGGAAGTACTAATGTCTTAAGAGTTGAACGTGGTGTTCTTGGAAGTGTTGCTGCAGCTCACACTGTTGGTGCTGCATGTACGATGCGTGGTGGTTCATATCACATCGTAAAAGATGTTATTCACTTTACAACGCCACCATATGGATTAACTGGTGTAACTACTCTTTCACCTGGTATTGGAACTCAATCTACTTTCCAAGGAAGAGTATTCAATAGAGCTGATCCCACATCAAACTTTATTTTTGATGATCTTTCTCCAGAATTTACTGGAACTGGTATCGGTAGAACATTTACACTTACTCAAGATGGTGCAGATGTAACTGGTATTGTTACCACAATCAATGGTCCTGAAGTTGTTAACAATGCTATTATTCTTGTTAATAATATTCCTCAGAGACCTACAGTTGATTTTACCATTGTTGAAAAACTTAATCCTGGAATTGGTGGTTCTATATTCTTCTCAGGAACTAATAGAGAGACACTGCCTAGAGGTGGTATTATCAATGAGTTCTCCATTGGCATTGGTTCTGGATATCAACCACTTGTAGCTGCTGCAGCAACTGCAATTATCAATGGTGCAGGTGCTATTGAAAGTGTTGTAATCACTGGCGGTGGTTCTGGATATCGTTCTGGCCCAGTTCCAATTCAGGTTCTCAATCCACTTGGTATTGGATCTACTGCTGTTTTACAAGGCACTATTGGTGCTGCTGGAACAGTTACTGGTATTACCACAGTTAGTGGTGGTAGTGGATATGCAAGCACTACTCCACCAAATATTGTTATTGGTATTGATACTGGTTATTCCAATATGAAATATACTGGAGGAACTGGTGAGAACTTTAGGGCCTCTGTTGTTGTTGGTTCTGGTGGAAGTATTATTGATTTTAAAGTTGTTGACTCTGGAATTGGATATAAGAATGGTGAGGTCTTGACCATTGCAGGTATTCCTACGGATCCTGCAGTTGGAGCTGCATTTAGTGCTCATACTATTACAGTTAACTCAATTACATTTGATAAATTTGCTGGATATTCGTTTGGTCAACTTCTTCCACTTGATGACTTCTCCGATCAGTTTGATGGTGGTCAAACTGTATTCACGTTGACAAGAACAACAACTACGAAAGACATCATTAACATTAACTCTGATGATACTCAAATTCAAGTTGCTAATAACTTGTTGATTTTCCTGAATGATGTTTTACAACAACCTGGTCAAGCCTATGAGTTTGATGGTGGAACTCAAGTCACTTTTAAAGAACCACCAAAAGCCGGAAGTAAATTGCAGATCCTGTTCTACCGAGGATCTAATGATGATGTAGATGATGGAAATCCATTCCTGACTGTCAAGAAGGGTGATGAATTGCAACTTCAAAGACAAAATCTTACACTTCAACAAAAACTGAGAAGAATCACAGAAATTACTGGAGTTAAAAAGGTAGAGACTATTCTTTACAATGGTCAGGGTGTTAGCAA